TACTTTCAGTAATTCAGGGTTTACTTTGGTATTACAACCGCCTACATTAAGTGTAAATAGGACAGTTACTTTACCAAACGGAACAGGTACTTTAGCTTTAACTAGCGACATATCTTATCCTGTTACTTCGGTATTCGGTAGAACAGGAGCAGTAGTTGCAACAAGTGGAGATTATACTACAACGCTAGTAACGGAAGGAACAAATCTTTACTTTACTGATTCAAGGGCAAGATTAGCGTTATCATTTGTTGCAGGTAGCGGTGCATATAATTCTACAACAGGGGTAATTACTATTCCAACAAACAATACACAAATTACTAATGGTTCTAACTATATTACTTTAGGTTCATTAAGTGCAGGTACAGGAATAAGTTATAACAATACAACAGGGGTTATAACAAACTCTTTACCTGACCAAACAGTTGCTTTAACTGCAAGTACAGGAATTAGTGTAACAGGAACTTATCCAAACTTTACTATAACAAATACTTCACCTTCAAGTGGTGGTACAGTTACAAGCGTAGCTGCTTTAACAATAGGTACAACAGGAACTGATTTAAGTTCAACAGTTGCAACAAGTACAACAACTCCTGTAATTACTTTAAATGTACCAACTGCAAGTGCAGCGAATAGAGGTGCATTATCAAGTGCTGATTGGACAACATTCAACAATAAGCAAAATGCTTTAACAAACCCTGTTACAGGAACAGGTACTACCAACTACCTACCTAAATTTACAGGTGCAAGTACAATAGGGAATAGTCAAATCTTTGATAATGGAACACAAGTTGGAATTGGTACGGCTACTAATACATCTATTAAATTGCAAGTTACAACTACTGCTGCCGAAGTAATGAGATTACAAGGTACAAGTGGTGGCGGTTCAAATAATACTCAATTACGTTTTTATGGTTCGGCTTCTGCTGCTGACCTATGGGCAATAGGTACTGAAGTTTCAACGGGTAGTTCAGGAAGGGCTTTTGATTTTTATGATTTAGTTGCAGGTGCAAACAGAATGCGTCTTGACGCTTCAGGCAATTTAGGATTAGGAGTTACACCGAGTGCGTGGCAATCATTTAGAGGATTACAAGTTGGGCAAGTTGGTTCTTTTGCATCAAACGATTTTGGTAGCGGTAACATTCAAACATTTTTTGGTAATAATGTTTACTACGATAATACAGGTTTTAAATATATCCAAGCAGGTGTAGCATCAATGATGAGAATGACATCAATTAGTGCTGCACAATGGGAAGTGGCAACTACAGGAACGGCAGGTAACGCTATATCCTTTACCCAAGCAATGACGTTAACGGCAGCAGGTAGATTACTAATAGGAACACCTACGGAAGCTACCTATATGCTAGATGTTAATGGTACAGGAAGGTTTAGTGGGGCGGTTAATATAGCAACTACAAGTGGATATTTAAATGTTGGTACAACTGTCGTTTCGGGTTTTGCTACTTATATTAAAGCAGGCGCAAGTGGTTTGTTATTAAGTGCAGGTACAACATCAAGTGATAATGCAGTATTAATACAAAATGCAGCCGAAACAACAACACTATTAACTATTAAGGGCACAGGAGCAGCTACATTCTCTAGTAGTGTAACGGCTACTGCTGCCGATGGTACTGTTGGATTAAAAGTAATTGGAGGAACAGGAAGATTTGTAATTTTTCCATATTATGATGCTACAGAGGGAGTTCTTATAAACTCATATAATACAGCAGAAAGTGGTTATAAACCAATGTCTTTTCAAGCATCTGCATTTCGTTTCTCACAAGGAGCAGCTACCTTTAGTTCATCGGTTACCGCAACTTCATTCTTTGAAAGTTCCGATAGTAGATTAAAAACACTTATCCAAGATAACTACCAAACAAAAGGCATTGCATCAATAACTCCTAAACTTTACACTAAAAACGGAAAGGTTGAATTAGGTTATTATGCTCAAGATTTTGTTGGGATATTAGATAGTGCGGTTTCAAAAGGTAGTGATGATATGTTAAGCCTATCTTATCGTGAAGTGTTAGTAGCAAAAGTGTACGCATTGGAGCAAAGAATTAAAGAACTAGAAGCTAAACTTAATTAATATGGCAGATACTTGGACAGGTAACGCATACAATCAATGTGTAAGTTTTAAGGCATTAAAAGATGGAATTACCACAGGTGGGTTTGCAGGTAATTCTTATTCAGCATTGCCTGATACAAGGGAATTAGTAACTGTTGCAGATACAAATACCTATATTATTGGAATATTTGCTGAAGATGGAGAATCTAGTATATACCCAACTTTTAGTGCATATTCTACAGGAATGGTATTAACTAAATATGATTTAACTTGTTCAAAGATATTTAGCACATCGGAAACAACAAGTTATAATTGCGGTGGTACAGGGGAGCAGTTTTTATTTGTTCCTTATATTAACACTACAACTAACCCTTGGCAAACAGGTGCTCAACTTTATAGTAATCGTGCTTGTACTACTGCTAAAACATTTGCAGGAACAAGATGGATTTATTATTACGGAAATGGAGAATCTTACGAAGTAAGTGCAGCAGGTACATTAACAGGAAATACTTTTGCGTGTTAAATAAATTAAAATAAAATGAAAATACAAGCAATCTCATCTTGGCAGAATGGTCAAGAAAAACTAGGAACGGAGTTTAACTTACGAATTATCAATGACAACCTTTTGGATTCAGCATCCTTTTACTACAATATTTGTAGCGAGGAAGTAAGTCATTTAGAACCTAAAACAGTTACCGCATTAGATGGCGAGGAGCTTACTGAAGATATTTTAGTAATTGATTCTTATGCTCAACAATTAGTAGATGGTAACTTATCCATTAGCGGTCAAGATTATCAAGATTGGGGTAAGGCTAGTGATATAAACCTTTGGGCTTACGAATGGGCAGCAGCTAAATTAAACCTTGTTTTAGTAACCGAATAGTACTAATTTTGGCAAAACCAATATTATGACACCAAAATTAAAAGCAATAGAAATTATAGAAGATTTTACATTTATTTGTAGGGAATGTGATAATTCTAAAATATCAGCATTGATAGCAATAGATAGAATGATAGATGTTAGTAATGATGCAAATATGGAATTTCTAAAGCAAGTAAAACAAGAGATAGAAAACCTATAACAAATAAAAATAGTCGTTGGGTGAATAAGAACGATTTAGTAGATAAAATAAGCACATATTATAAACCAAACCTATAACAATTAACTATATTTGTAAAAAAATCAAACATTATGAAGTACAAAAAAATCAACGAAGTAATTTACCAAATCAACAACATTCAAGGTAATCCTGAAGAAAAGGTTATTAAAAAATTAGTAAAGTTTGCTGAAAAGCTAAAACCTTATCAAGAGGAATACTCGGCAAAAGTACAAGAGTTAAGACTTGATAACGCAGCTACCGACAAAGATGGTGTGTTAATCCTTAAAGAAGATGGAGATTATAAGTTTACTAAAGAAGGATTAAAGAAACTACAAGACCAAATCAAAGAACTAGGGGAAAAGGAATTTGAGTTTAAGCCTATTGAAGTTATCAACACTCAAGGGTTGGAGAACTTTACATTCCTTGAATCTTGGACAACAGGTATCGCATTTGTTAAAGAAGAAGAAGAAGAATTGTAATGAACACAACTTTATTTATTATTGGTCAAGCCATCATTATCATTGCTGGTTTAATCGGAATCTACGTTAAGATAAGTCTTAAACTAAAAGAATTAGAAATCCGTGTGAGTATGGTTGAAAAGCAAGATGACCAAATCTATAAAAAGCTAGACCATATCCTTGACCAAATAAATAAACTTTCTATTGCCCTACAAAACAAACAAGACCGATGAAGGACATAATAACTGCCATATTGATAATAGCGGTTTTAGTTCTTGTTTTAGAGCCAAAGAAAGAAACAAAGCCGATAGTAATAACGAAGTACGACACTATCGTAGAAGTTAAAAACATAGTAAAATATAAGAGGGGTGAAAGCATCCCTTTTGTAGTTTTAGACACAATCGTTAAAATAGATGAGGTTCACGATACCATACGCATAATATCCGATTTTAACCGAGTATATGCGTATTACGATACTTTAAAGCTGGATTCTTTACAATATGTTTATGTTAGCGACACCATCAGTCAAAACAAGATACTTGGAAGGGGATATGGAGGTCATTTCGTAGAAAAAACCATAAGAATAGAAACCACGAAGATAAAACCTGATAGATTTGCGGTTTATTGGGGTGTTTTAGGCGATTATAGGGAGTTTGACAAGAAAGTAGGGTTTGGCTTTGGGTTAGCGTTTAAGATGCCTAAAAATGGCTTATTTACGCTAGGTGCTACTACGAACCAATATTCGGTGGGAATTTACAAAAAGTTATAATATGATACCAATTAAATTTAAGGAGTTTGCATCCAACCCTGTCGTGGGTACTTTGTTTGTCGTTTTAGTAGCCATTGGCTATTTATACGTTGATGTGCGTTCTACCTTTCAAGGTCAGGCTAAAAATCAAGATGTAAAGATTGAGAAACTAGAAACAAGGCTGGATGTGGTTACAAATGCTTTACGCAGATGTGATTCAAGTTTAGCAGCAGCAAGTACCAAACTTTCTACTTTGGAGCAATTAGGTAAAATTCAAAAGATAAACTAATGAAATATTTATTTATTTTATTCTTATTTGGTTGTGGGGTATCTGCTCAAAAGATTGACAAGGATATTGAGTTTGAGGAATTAATGAAGCAAGTAAATGCAACTAATGTAAAATCTGCAACAGTTCTTGCAAAGGCAACTAAAAAGGAAAAACAATTAGTTACAAATGCAGTTGCAACCATTACCCAAATGAAAAGCGAAATTAGTGAACTAAAAAGTGAGATAAGTCAATTTAAAGTTGATACAATTTATATTCACGACACAATCCTGATTAAAGAGAAAAAGAACTTTTGGGGTAAGACTAAAACCGATACAACTAATTAAAATGAAGCAATTTTTTACCGAAGATAATGGAAGGTTATCTATGAAGCGTTTATGTGGTTTGTTGTGCGTTGTAGCTTTATGTATTACAATGTATCACAATTCATTTAGTGAGTTAAGTAAAGCACCTAGCGAGGCTTTGGTTTATGCGGTTGCTAGTTTGGCTTTTGGTTGTTTAGGTTTAACAACGGCAGAGAAAATATTTAAAAAGAAAGATAATGATATCCAAGAAAGCAACTGACCTTATCATTCAACACGAGGTTGGAGGTAGAGCATATTACGAAAAGAAATTACAAGGTCCAATTTGGGCAGGTGGCGAAAGCGGAATTACGATAGGATTTGGATTTGATATGGGTTACACTAGCGAAAAACAATTTATGGCAGATTGGTCAGGTGTAATCAATTTGAATTTTATTAATGCTTTACGACCAACAATAGGCATAAAAGGAATACAGGCAAAGGCAATGCTTAAAGGCGAAATATTAAATGTAAGGATTCCATACAATACGGCATACGAAGTTTTCGTTAAGAGTTCATTACCTAGATACTACGCAATGACTAAAAAGATTTATCCTAATATGGATTTACTAAACGATGACACTAAAGGTGCATTGGTTTCAGTAGTTTATAACAGGGGTAATAAATTAGAAGGTGATTCAAGGGCAGAAATGAGGGCAATAGTTGATTTGATTGCTAAACAGGATTATGAAGGTATTGCAGAACAAATTGAAAAGAGTAAAAGACTTTGGGAGCATAAAAATTTGGACGGGTTAGTTACAAGGAGAGAGGCAGAAGCGGATTTAATAAGAGAATCTATTTGTTAATGGCATATTTATATAGACATATTAGGCTTGATAAAAACGAACCATTTTATATTGGAATTGGGAGTGATGCAACTTATAAAAGAGCAAATGCTAAAAAGAAAGGGGAAAGGAACAAAATATGGCACGATATAGTTGCAAAAACTGATTATGAAGTAGAAAT